AGCAGGAGCAGATTCTGCTAGTGCTATGAATAAAGCATATCTTGATTCTTTTGGACTTGGTATGCAGGCCGCTCAATTTGGAAGTAATCAAAGGTCTAAAGCACAAGGTGCTACAAGTCAGGCAGACCAAATTTATGCAGGTGCTAATCAAGCAAAGATGCAACAAGATACAATTAATGCCCAGAAAAAAGCAGGATTTAATCAAATGTTAGCAGGTGCCGCTATCGGTGGTATAATGCCCGGTGTTAAGGGGATACTTGGTGGAGCTATGCAAGGTATAGGAGGGGATTCTCCTCAGTGGCTACAAAACTTTGCTAAACCATATCAAGACAGTATGAATTTTCAACAATCAGTTCAAGACCATATGACTGGATTAATGAAGTACACAGGTGATGAATATCAAAATCAATCAGCAAGTGCTGTTAGAAGATATGGCGGTGGTGGTGGTGGAGCTTCTAGGATGCCTCAGATGCCTAATTTCCAGCAATGGAATCAGCAGAGAAGCCCAATGCAGTTTGCTAGTGCTTTTCAGACTATGCCGAATTGGAATGCGCCCCAAAGCAGTTTTGTAGGGCCCCCTACTTCTGGGTATCAAGGAGCTATGACTAAGGCACAAAGAATGGCTGAATTAGGACTTCCTTTACCAGCTTCTTTAGGAGGGAATTTATAAAATGAGAGTAGAAGCACCAACAACCTTTATGACTGCGCATCAGCAGTCCAAAGATAATCAAAGAAGAGATAGACTTGACCAACAAAAACTAGCATTTTCAATCTTTGATGAAAAAAGAGCTAGGGACAAGCATCAATATCAAATGGATTTAGGTGAAGAACAAGTTCGTCACGCTAAAACAATGAATCCCTTAATGGAATCTTTAAGACTTCACGAGAATGAATTAAAGTGGGGAACTTTAGAATCTGATATTGGCTACGCTGAAGAAAGAACAAGGCACGCTAAGGCTATGAATCCTTTACAAGAGTCTTTTCAAAAGTATAAAAATAAGTTAGCTTGGGATACTGTAGACTCATCTATTGCAAGACATCACGAACAAACTGATTGGATGGAAAAACGAAATGACCTAGAAGAATCTAGATTAAGGTCTGATTTAGACCATTTAAAATGGAAGAGAAAGCAAACAACTGATTATTACGGAACATCTTTTACTCCAGAACAAAACAGAGCTATTGCTGAACAAAGAGGATTGATGGATGAGACAATTAGCAAAGGCTTACAAGGACAAATAGACGAGTTTGACATTAAGGCTAATCAAGATTATATAGATAAACAAGTAGGTGATTATACAAGAGGAAGGTTCGATGATACTTATTTAAATGACCCTGATAGGATGGACTCACTTGCTGGTAACATTCTTGCCGGTACGCTTGATATGCCAGCTCAGACAAAAGTTAATCAATATAAACTTGGATTTGGTGATTATAGTTTGCAAAAATATGGTCAAGGAATGCAATGGAAAGTCTTGCAGGGTATGCAAGACAGGTATGAGACTCAGCAAAGAATCTATAAGGAAAAGGTAGAACTATATGACAAGGCTAATGAGCTTTGGGAAAAAGGTAAAAAAGATGCCGCTAATGATATCTATACAAGGTTAGAGCAAATGAAGAATATAGGTTTGTTACAAGGTGGTAATATGGAAGCCTTAATGCAAAGAGGAGGTAGATAATGGCTACTGATTTTAGACAGCAAATGGGGCTTAATACTCCCCCACCTAACGTTCAGCGTCAAGACCCTATGACGTTACAGACTATATTATCAGCTCAATTAATGCAGGACGAAGCTACTCTTGAAATGCAACAGATATACAAACAGCTTGGTAGATATTATGATAACCCAAAATCGTTTAATAATGAGCAACTTCAGTTATTGCAACAGAAAGGAGCTAGGCTAGGGATAGAAGTTCCTTTAGCCGCTAAAGACAAAGCAACTGCATTAGAACAAGTAGGGACTGCAATAGTAGGTGTGCTTGATAGTATGGTAATTGACTTTATTCCAGATGATTGGTACTCTTCTAGGAGAACTGAAACTGCTAGAGCTATAGGTAACTGGGCAGGTATTTTAATTCCTGCGGCAGTAGTTGCTATTGGCTCAGGTGGTATGGCCGCTCCCGGTATTCTTGCCGCCCTTGGTGCAACTGCTATGAGAGGTGGTAAAAAAGCCGCTTTTAAATTAGGTGGTAGAGGTGGTTTAAAAGCATTAAGAAGTGCAGAGGAAACTGGAGCAAAGATAGTTAATTCTGCTAATAACTGGATGAAGTATACTCCCGGTGGATGGGTTGGTAAATTTGTACCTCAAGGAGTAAAGGGCGTAGGAACAGCATTAGGAAAGTTTGGCCCTACTGCTAAATGGGGAGATAAAATACTTGAGACTGGCTTAGGTCAAAAAGGGTTTCAAGATTCTGCTAAAGGAATTATAAAAAAAGCTCAAAGATTTGCTAAGAAAGGTGATACTGAAGGAGTCTTAGGAGTATTAGATGATGTTAGTCCAGAGATGTCTCCTTACCTTAAGGGGGCTGTAGAAGGACTCGCTAAGGAAGGAAAGCTAAAAGGTATTACTAAAGATATACTAGAGGAAGCAACATCTAAATTTGGAAAAACAACTTTTGATGCAGGAGACTTAGACGATATAGCTAAGAACTTTATGGGCTATAAAAAAGGTGGTGCCGGAGCACAGAAAACTGCACAAAAAGTTATGGATGGATTAAGAGATGGTTTAAAAAATAACAAGAGTATTGACGATATCATAGGCGACCTTGGTATTCCAAAAGCACGAGGAAAAAGACTTAAAGAACTGTGGAATGACCCAGCTTCTCGCTCTGATTTATTAAAAAAACTAGCTGAGAATACTCCTGAAGCTGAAGCAAGCCTTATGGGAGCAATAGGTGATATAGCTACACCACTAGGTATCGCAGGTTTTGAAGGTGCGTTCTTAGGTAGTAGTGAGGGTATGGATGAATTAGGCGGTTTCTAGTAAATGGCATCAACCTACTACCCAGAGGAACCTAAACAACAGTTCGACCCAGAGGAGCAATTTCAGCCCTCTATAGACAGGCAAACAACCCAACAGCTTGTTAATTATTATAAGCATTACCCAGAGAAGTTTGACGAAGAAAAAGTCAAACAAGTAGAATTACACGCCCAACATTATAGACTACCATTTGCTAGGAACGATGCTGACCAAGATGTAACTATATCTGGCGTTATAAAACAAGCAGGTGCAGGATTTGGTGAAGGCTGGTCTACTTTTAAAATGGGTGATGACCCTAAGAATGAATGGGAGGCAATCGCTAGGAACGTAGGTCATCTTGCTGGTTTTGTTGGGTGGCTACCAGTTCCAGCGGTTGGAGCGGCAGGTAAAGTAGGAGCACTTGTAAATGCCGCTAGAAAACTTAAAGGTCGTTCTATTCCTATGATAGGTGCCAACTGGTTAACTAAAAAAGCTGGTGTTATAGCTCAAGGAGCTAAAGCTGAAGCGGCACTATTAAGAGGTAAGGCTACTAAAGATGCTTTTGATTTCTTAGGTAAAGGCGCTCCAATAGCAGAAGATATGGTAGAGGGTGCATTCCACCTTGGTGTTGCAAGTTCTATAAGTGCTTGGCAAGGCGGTGTTGATGAAATGATGCAAGCCTTTATTGGAGGTGCTGAAACAGGTGCTGTATTTAGAGGTATAGGAAACTTTATTAAAACTGGAAATCCTGAAGGTGATAAGTTATTAAGAATGGTATCAGCTTCGGCATATTCTGGATTACCATCTACAGTTGCTGGTCAAACAACTCCAGAGCAGGTATATCATTATTTGCTTGGTGCTTATTTCGGCTTAAAAGAAATGCCTTATACTACTAGAAGAAGTAGGAAGTTTGTTGCTGAAAGATTTAAAGATGGAACTATTTCTGAGCCAATGGAAGCCCATCCAGATTTTGCAAAGTTAGACCCTGCGTCTCAAAAAGCTACTGTAAAGTGGGCTGAACAAGTGAGAGGTAAGGTTGATTCCCTTGGTAGACCAGTTACAGCCAACATAATAGTTAATGAATTATTAAAAGATATACCCGGTATGTCTTCAAAAGAGCGTACTGAAATGGCTAATAAGCTCCTTGAAAGTGGAGTTACTGTTAATGAATATGGTGAGATAATGAAAACAGTTGAGCTTCCGGGTTCAGAAAAGCCATTAACTGAAAATGTATCAAGAGCTAGAGAGGTAAGTGATACTGATGTTGGCACAATTAATCACCAAGTTCCTTTAAAGATTGATAGCTTTGTAACAAGAAATATGGAGCCAGTCTGGAGTGCTAGTGAAACTCCTAATAAAGCTAGGGTTGAAACTACTATTGATATACATAAAGAATGGAACAAGATATTAAGAAGGGCATACGAAGAGAAAACTGATAGCCCTGAAACTGATATGGTTAATTATCTCCAGAAAAAGTGGGGACAAGCTCCAAGAGAAGAACATACTAGGTGGTGGAGACAGTATGCTATAACATCGTTAAGAGATAAAGTGGTTGACCAATTAACATCTAGACCATTTGTTAAAAAAGGTGAAGATTTTTGGGAACAAATGCCTGAAGGTCATCAGAATAGGGCTGGAAATATTAAGTTACTAAGGGAAGAGCCAAAAGAATTTGATAAGGTTTTTGCAACAGCTTTTTATAGAAAGTATGGAAGACAACCTGCTTCTAAATCTTATGCAGTATTAGACCATTTTACAGCCTATGAAGGGCAAAGGTTAAAAGAAATAGGATTGCTTGACTTAGCAGAATACTACCAAAGAAGTGAATTTCCTAAGTTCTATGCTCAGGCTCAAGAAATGGGTATCCAAGGTGCTTGGGGCTTTGCTCAAAAGCAAGCCAAGATTGAAGGCGAAAGAATGGCTACCAAGTTTCACGCTAGAAACTTTTACTCTTTACATAAGAAAGCAGATATGTATTACTATGGAGGTAAGGGTGATGCTGAAAGAATGTACTTTGCTAAATACCATCCAGAAGCTCCTGTTAATCCATCAACTGCTGAAATAAATCAAATTAGAGATGGTTGGGCTCTTGCTCAGTATAATGCTCAAGGAACTAAAAAGACTAAATCGTTAGCCGCTTTCAAAAAACAGTTTACTAAAGAGTTTAATGCAGAAAGAGATGAGTATGTTAATACTTATGGCCCTCATATGAGAGAGGGTATGAATGTAAAACTCACTGCTAGGAAGATGTTTAATAGGGCTTTTCTTTCTAATGCTATGTATGAGCTTGAATTAAATGGGCTAACTAGTAATCTAGCCCCTCATAATGTAAAGAATATATATGGGCCGGGAATGATAAATAGTGCTAAGGCTTATAATAAAAGAGCTCAAATATGGTTTACTACAGGACACGCAGGTGACAGAAGAATTATAGAAAAAGAAGTTCAAGACTTAGACAATGGAAGATATAAATACAGCTTGATGAAGGACGACTCTATTGCTAATAACAAGTGGACTAAGGATACTCCTGCAAGTGAAATGATACAAGGAACTGATGGAGCTATATATGGAAGAGACGATGTAATTAAAGCCCAAAATAGAGACTGGGGTATGAGTAATGAAGGTAGTGGACATAAAAGTTTTATAGTATCTAATAGTGAGCCCGGCTTAGGTGCTTTGCTTGGTAAATATGCTGTCCATCAGGCAAGCCCTGAATTAAATAAGTATATGCACGAAACAGGGCGTCATTTTATTATACCAGAAACTGCGGCTAAACAGTTTGGCTTGAGAGAAGTAGGTGTACTTACTAGGAAAAGAGGTAAGATTCATATGGAAGGTGGCAAGGATTACTTTATGCTACCTAGCGAAATGAAAGGTATCTTTTCTGAAAGATTCGATAATCACTCTTTAGATATGCAAAGATTACCTAAGCAAATGCTATCTAACTTAACTCCATATGCTTGGTCTGAGATTCGACCTGAGTCTATAGAAGATATTTATAACCACTTAAGTAGAAAGTCTTTTCACGGTGATGCTGAGTTAAATGCTAAATTAAAATTATTAATTAAAGACCCTACTAATGAAGCGTATGCTAGAGATTTACTTAACAATATTAATCAAATAGGAGTTAAGGAATTACTAGTAGCAATGAAGACTCCGGGTTTAGAAAAATTTGCAACTGAAGTTTATCGTAAGATTCAAAGAATGGATTTAATGACTGATGCTGAGATGGCTCTTCAAGAAGGTGAACTTACTAAACAAGAATATGAAAGACTTAAAAACGATAAGTATGAACTCAATATAGTCCACGAAAAAATTCAAGAATTAGTTGGAGATTCTATTAGTGGTATGATGCACAAATATGTTACTCCATATAGGCAAACTATTATCAGAAACTGGGTTGTTAATCAAGTTGTTAGACCTGAACTTCAAAATTCATTTGCCGCTAGAATGAGACCTTATGAAATAGGTCTAAGAAAACAGAGAACAAAAGGACAGAATACCTCAATGCTAGAGAAGAGGGATGATATCTTCTTCCTTGATGATAACTATAAGGAATTAAGAATCTACTCTGAAGCTTGGGATGGATACCGTAAGCTTGGTGAAGTATGGGAAGCGTATAATAAAGGAGAGTTCAAAGGCAAGGTAAAGAGAAAAGTTGAAGAAGCTCTCAATGCTGTTGTACAGAGAACTCCTATGGACTCACTAAGTGGTGCTCATAAGCTTAAATTTAAGGGTTTTACGGGCGTAAAAGGCATAGGGGTACTCCTACATCCAAGAACGATGGAAGCGCTAGGAGGAGCCGATTTAGATGGTGATAAAGCATTTGGGTTTTTTGGTGGATTATCTAAAGATGGAAGAAGAGGTGGTGGATTTAAACAAGAATGGATGGATATGTATGATGCTCAAAAAAATGAGTTTTACTTACCAGATGGCACTGTATCTCATAATAAAAAAGGAATAGACCCATTAACAAAGAAACAATACGCTGAAATTCTAGCTATTACTGATGAAAATACATTAAATAAGATAAATAGTTCTATATTAAAGCTATCTCCACTAAGAAGAATGTTGGCTTCAACGGGTGCGGCTGGTGGTCGTCAACAACTTGGGCCTGCTGTTGTTAATAAAGCTGTTTTGACTAGTGCTTATGCGGCTATTCTTGGAAGTGGTCAGCCATTTAGAATTGCAACCGATAGAAAAGGTGAGTATATAGTAATCACTCCTAGAACTTCTAAAGAAGCTAAAGAAAGCTTTAGAGGGATAACAAGAGCATCTATTGCATTAGGCTCTGACCCTATGGATGAAGCAGGATTAAGAGGTAGGGAACTATTCTTTATGGAAGCGGCTAAAAGAGCTTTTAAATTTGAAGTTCAATATTCAAATGGCAGAGTAAATAAAAAGGGAACCAAGCTTCTTAATAACAATGAGAATCAAATGAGACAGGGCGTTATAAGAGCATTGTCTAGGGTAAACTCTGTTCTTTTTGGCAGGAATCACCAAGAAGGTAGAAGGTGGTACCCTGAAGAGATACAAGAGCATCTTGAAGAAGCAAATTTTAACCTAACTGGACTCGAACAAAATACTTTGTTTCCTAAATTGGCTGAGACATTGAGAGGTATTGACTTAACTGATGGTGCTTTAAGAAGAATTAAGTTCTCTGAGTATGAGAAAGCCTATGAAGAACACAATGCTTTAGCAACTTCAATGGGGCCATTAAAAGATTATCTAGGTAGAGGTAGTTTTAGAACTCCTATGAATACATACTTAAAAATTATTAGAGATAATAAGTTATACACACAACAAGGATTTGATGCTCAATTAGCCGAAGGTCAGGGCTATATACCAAAATTATTTAGTGGTAAAGCTTTTGATGGATATACAAAAGGCAGAAGAAAGCTAGACCCTGAGAATAATTTAGACCATAGAAGAGAGATTATGCTTGATATTTTAGCTAAAGGCGAAAGATATATTACTGATGATATCTCTGACTTTTCATCACTAAGAATGATACATAAGTATTCAGAAGGGCTCTCTAAGGAGCGAATAAAAAAGATTTGGGAAGAAGCAGATAAGATAAAGAAGTCTAGCTATCTTTATGCTAAGAGAAAAAATGCTCCTATTAAAGGGAAGAGTACTCTTTCAGAAGCAGAAGCAAACTTTATTAAAGAAATGGAACTTCAAATAGCTCCTGATAAAGTATCAACTGCTCTTACAAAAGCAGAGACAGATAGGAAGATAACCCTTGTTAAGAGAGCAGAAAATCTAAACGAACAAGAGGTTAAGTTATTTGAAAGTATCTTACTTGGTACTTATTCAAAAGGAACTCTTCACGAATTGCAACAAAGAATTGAAGCTTATAAATCTAAGAGTTGGTCTGATGAATTTAAACAAGAGATAAATAACTTAAGAGAAATGGCATCTAATACCTCTACTACTAAACTAGGTATAGAATCTGAAGTTATTAGCAATGCTAGGAAGAAAGAGTTCTTTAATAATTATAAAGAAATATTTGATAAATCCATTGACCAAGTATCACAGCGTGATAAAGCTAGGATAAAACAAGAAGCATTAGAAGAAGTAAATAAACCTATTGAGTTATTTGACCCAAAAACAGGTGAGAAAGTGAAAGGTCAGCCTTTAGAAGCAAGTGACTACGATAGAAAAACACAAAAATATATAGATGAGGTTGCTCCATTTGAGGGCATAGAAGCGGGTAAGCTAGAACACAAAGAACATAGACAGCTTTTAGCTTCCCTAAAAGAAAAGTTAGATATTGCTTTTCCAAATATCGTGGGGAGAGACTTAAACGGTTTAATGAGGGAAAGATTTAATAAGGATATCAATAAGGTCGATTTACACGACCTGAAGGTATTAGACAGGTGGCTCAATGATACTTTAAATGGAAGTTGGTATCAAAGAACTTTTAGAAAAGTTACTAGAGGGATACCTGCATTAAGTAAATGGCATTATAATATGTTCCCAGAAGCAGTTAATCAAGATTTGATGAGGAAAGAAATCTTACTACTTGAGAGGAGAGGCATATTTAAAGACTCGCACGGCAATGTTATATCGGGTAGGATAATGAAGCCGACGGGCATAATGGAGCTCATACAGGACTATGTACACAAAGGGCAGGAATGGAGTATAGACGCATCTGAATCAGAAAAAGGTAGATTCCGTGAGGAACTTGCTCCTTATATGAATCTAAAAGAAGGGTATGAGCTCCACGAAATTGCTATTGCACTCAGAGAACACAAAGTACCCGAGAAGTGGAAAGAAAAATATGAAACCCTTGATAATGGTATGTACTTATGGATTAAAGAAGCTTATGAAAAAGCGTTTCGTGAAATACCTAAAAAACACGGCTGGGAAACTCTTAAAAGAAAAGCTTTCCTCGTCAATAAAGGCGAAGAAATAGTTTCAATGTCTGGTGAAGAAGTTGTTAATGCAATTAATGAAATCTACACCAAGAAAAATGCTGAAGCTCATCAATGGTTGGTTGGTAAACCAGAAGCATTAAATGAGTACAAAGCTTTAAGAGTTGATAGTAATAACAACAGACGTAATGATTATGATTACTATCAGAAAGTAAAAGAAAAGTTTTTAAAAGATATTCTAAAGGCTACTGAAAAAGGTGAAAGATTTAATATCGATTTAGGGATTGATGGATTGCGTTGGGTAGCTAGAAGAATTATGATAAGTCAGATACCAGAACAATACTCTAAGCAAAGAGCTGATATAATGAAAAGCCTTGGTAAAGAGACTGAAGCTACTGGTCAATATGATTTTGATATTTACTTCCCTCATTTAAACTTTGATAGGAAAGCGGCATCTAGGCAGATGGAAAAAGGTATAGATTGGATTCTTGAAAATAAAAGTATGTCCAAGGAGGAGAAAGACAGGGAAATTAAAAAGATAGTTATACACCATAATCAGATGACTGGTGACTATATGTCTATTGATAAGTTTGGTGAACACTTTGACCAAGTCCAAGGTATTATGCAAGATATTGCTATGAGAAAGAAGGTTTCTAAGGATAAGATTACTTGGTTTCATAATAGGAAAATGGGTAATCAGTTTAGTCGTGTTGCACATATTGATGGTTGGGAGCGTACTCCTGAAGCTTATGAAACATATATCAAGAACATACAGGACACATACTATAGACTTGCTTCACAGGTTATCACCAAGGATGCTATTGTAAACTGGTCTTATAAAAATTGGTTAAAGGCTGGTGGAAAATCAACTGTTGAGAAAGTTAAGATACCTAGTCCAACACATAAAATGCCAATGTCGTTTATGGATGGTACTGGTGGTAGAGAGATGAGACCAGAGTTTAGAGGTAAGTCTACAATGGATTTAATATATTCTGGAGATAGAACTGCTACTTCTAGGTCGCCTAAGGCTCAAAAAGATGTAAAAAAAGGTGATATAATTAGATTTTTTGATGGTAAAGGCAAGGTAGTTACTGTTAAAGCTACTACAAATGAATATAAATTAGATAAAGTTAGCCCAGAAGAGTGGAGTAAACTAGAGGGATGGACTTCAGAAGGGTATGAAAACCTGAAAAAGAAAGGCTATAAACAGTTTCAATTTGAGGTTCTTCCTACAGAAATGAAGAGAATAGAGGGAATAAATAAGGA